GGGTTTCGTCACCTTCAGCTTTACTGATAGCTTGCTCAGTGTCTTTACCGCCTGACATTTTCTTTTCAAGTGCAGCGTAAGACTTAGCCATATCTTCTGGAGTCTTAAACTTCTCTGGTAACCACTCAGGCCGTTCATCCGTAGAGGACTCTTGGTTGTCTGGGGTCTGGGGGGAATCACCATCAGCTTTAGCGACCATAGCATCAATGTGAGCTTGGTCATCTATTTTTTCGCCTTGGGCAATCGTTACAGAATCTACCATTATGTTTGTTCATTTCCTTGTTGTGCTGTCATCTGCTCTTTCACAGCATCAAAAGCTTGAGGTGCTAACTGTTGTCCAGTTTGCATCATCATTGATTGCTGTTCTTCTTGTTGAATCTGTTCTTCAGATTTAATTAAACCATCCATATCCATGCCCAATGAAGTACCTACACGGGTGATATAGTCACCCACATTCATGTACTTCTGAAGTGCTTCTGGGCCTAGTGGTTGAAGATGGTCGAGCATTGCAGCTAATTTATTTAAGTCATGGCCTCGGCCTAAAGCCTCAAGTCCAGTGACAATAGTTGGAGACACCACACCCTTTGGCAATTGCGGAACTTTCTTCTGCTTTTGCATTTGTAGTAGGAGGCGGTTAACTAGGGGAAGTTGAAATTCTTGACTCAGGATAGAGTAGATACCACCAAGGGCATCTTCTAGCTCCGAAGCCATATATCGGATTTCTTCAGCAGTCACTCGTTCAGCATTACGCTGGACTGATGAGTTCATTAAGAAGGCAAAGGACAAACGCTCTTTGATTTCCTGTGAAGTTTGAAAAGCTATCTGCATGTCACCTGATTTTTGGACTTGCAGTGTACTTACATCAGCAGCATCACCTTCTCGGATAGCTCCGTTAGGTGCTTCTGCTAAGACTCTTGCACGTGTTGTGCCATTGGGTCGTACTAAGAATAGTACCTTAGCAGATGCAGCAGCAGCCTCAACAATAGCTTGTGTCAGAGTCTCAAGGGAGTTTAAGTCACCTTGATATTCTTCTACATAACCACGCCCATAAGACTCACCATCAATGCGGCTGAGTCGGAGGGGAATCCAAGGGGATTTATCTAAGGGGTATGTGCCATCTGCATCAGGTACAGGAATGCCAGCTACTTCTTGTGCCACATTCCACTTACCATTTCTTCGCACGATGTGAGTGAATAAAGAAACAGGCTCATCATTGCTAGTGTCTTCTGTGTCAGACGTGTCTAGCAAAGCACGTATTTCTTCTGGCAAAGCACTGGGGGATACATCTTCTTTGGTGATGATTTCAAGCGGGTTGCCCATAGGGTCACGCTTTAGTACGTAGCGGTCTAAATGGAATACTCTCATGCCACCTTTATCAGGTTGGAACAACAGTACATTACCTGCAACTAAAAGATGTTTAATAGCTTCAAAGGCTGCAATACGAGTTGAAGAAGCTTCAATCTCAGACATTACAGCACGTTCAATTTTGGAGAGAGCTTCTTCAACTTCGGCTCTTGCACCCTCTTCTTGGGCTAACTCTTGTAACTTAAAATCATCCACTGTTAAGCGGAAGAATGGTGAGTTAGGAGGTAGTAATGCCAGCAACATTTTTGACGATAAATTATTTACACCACGTGCGCCAATACCTTGGTACGGAGTGTATAACTTTGAATGTGCTGAATGCCCATCAGGGGGTAGTAGAGAAGGGATGGTTAACTTACTAGCATCTCTGGCTCTATCAAGAAAAGGTTGACGTGCCTCCTCCAAACGCTCGTAGCGTTGGCGTATAGCTGTCATATAGATTTACTTCTTTGGAATATTTGTACCAGCAGCAGCAGTGCCACCAACTTGAGAATCAATACGCAAGGCTGCTGTGCCTCTCTTCTTCTTATTGTACTGAGAACGTGAGCCACTTTTACCTTCATCACCAATCTTTAGTTTAGCGACTCTCATGTCAGCAGGGGGTGGTGCTACTGGAGGGGGAGGAGCGGCTGCGGCTGCGGCTGCTGGGGATGGGGAAGACATTGGAAAACACATAATTAAGACTCCGAATCTTGGTTATTTTGTACGTCAGTGACGTGTTCTAAAAAGGTAATGATGGTGTACATACCACGAGTGTTTTGGATTTCATTTTGTGATTGTTCCAATGTTCTTTCGTTGATAGGAAAAAATTCACGCAGGGCGTTGGTTAGCTCCACAGATACAGGTGGGAACTTGTCAATAGTCATTAGGATGTCCTTATAATGCAATTATATTCATGCTCTAGTTCTGACATGCTTACCAGCCCCAAGAAGAACCAGACATACCATCTGCTGAGTAGTCAGTAACACGACCTTCAAAGAAGTTCTTGAAGCTGTCGCCATTTAAAACCCAATCAAGCCAAGGAAGTGGGTTCTCTTCAATCTCCCAGTTAGGCTTTAAACCTAAGTTGGTTAAACGTCTATCTGCGATATAGCGTATATATTTTTTAACCTCGTCCGAAGTGATACCTTCCATAGCACCCAATTCAAACGCCAAATCAATAACCTTATCTTCAAGCTGCACAGCAGTGCGGTACATTTCGTAGATAGATAATTTAAATTCATCAGTCACAACCTCTGGATTTTCGTTGATATAAACACGGAACAATTCAGTCATACCTGCAACATGTATTGTTTCATCACGTATTGACCATTCAACTATCTCGCACATCCCTTTAAGCTTTCCAAAACGCTGAAAGTTAAGGAGCATGACGAAGGCAGAAAACAGGGACATCCCCTCATTGCAAACAGTCTGAGCAATGGACTTAGCCAGCCCTTGCTTAGTGTCTGGGTCAAAGGTCTGCATAAACTCAATCTTCTCAGCCATTGCCTCGTACTCAAGGAACGCTGTGTACTCAGACTCTGGGAATCCAAGGGTGTCGTTGAGTAATGCGTAAGAGCGCATGTGGATTGTCTCTCGCTGGGCAAAGGACAACATCATCATCCTTGCCTCATTGTTCTTAATACGAGGTAGGAAGACATCTACATAGCTGCCTCCAACTATCACATCTGATTGTGTGAAGAGCCGAAGGATTTGGGTGATGAAGTTTTTCTCAGGTGCAGAAATCTTGCCAGACTTCCACTGAGTGACATCTTCATTTAAGTCACATTCCCACTCGCCCCAATGCAGCTTGTCATGTTCAATTGCTTGAGTGACAAAGCTGGCATAGGAGAATGGTTTAAAAGCTTTTGATGCTGTTAATAAGCTCATTGTTTATCCATGACAGGAAAGGCATTCATCATCATCGGCATAGTCTTTTAAAGCTACGCGAGTAGGCTTGAAGCTGACAGTATCAGCCTTAGCCCCTGCGGAAGTTCGCAGGTAATAAAGTCCTTTAAGTTTCTTGTTGAAGGCACGAAGATGTACCTCATTGACGTAAGCCTTATCAGTCCCAGCAGGGAAGAATAGGTTTACGCTTTGACCTTGGCAGATGTATGGTTGACGCTCTGCTGCATGGTCTATTACCCAGCGTTGGTCTAGCTCAAAAGCTGTCTTGTAGATTTCTTTATGCCACTCATCCATCCACTCAAGATGCTGGACGCTGCCCTCATGCAGAATGATTGAAGTCCATTGTTCTTCTATCCAAACTTTAGATTCATTCATCCATGTGTATGCATAGTCAAAGATTACTTTATCAAGGTAAGGGTTGACGACAAGGTGCGCTCCAACACGGGTACGATGTGTAAATGCGTTAGATTTAAGAGGTTCAATGGAAGCTGAACAACCAGCAATAATTGATGAGTTTGCGTTTGGTGCTATAGCCATTAGGTGTGAGTTACGGACACCTTCAACATCAGGACATGCACCACGTTCTCCCCCCAGGCGAATTGTCGCTTCGGTAGCTTGTGCCTTGATATGCGTAAACATCTCAGTGTTATACGAGGTAGCCATTATGGACTCCCAAGGTATTCCAGCACGTTGTAATGCGCTATGAAAACCCATTGCTCCAAGACCTAAGCTTCGCTCTTGAGTGGCACTGAAGACAGCCTTGTGGAGTTCTTTAGGTGCATGAAAGCAGAAGAAGCTAATGACGTTATCAAGCATTTCAATGAGGTCAGCCACCATCGTGGTGTTCTTCCAATGCTCATAATGTTCTAGGTTCACACTAGACAAACAACACACAGCAGTTCGGTCTTCAGAGGTAGGCAGGTGTATCTCATTACACAGGTTTGAACCATGAATGGTCAGACCCTTATCTTTCATCGCTGGAGGCAGATGCCTATTAGCTTCATCAATAAAATTGAGATAAGGCTCACCTGTGCGAAATCGTGTTTCAATCAGACGTTCCCATAAATCACGCGCCAGTATTTTATCCCTAACTGTTTGGTCATTTGGGTCTATCAGATTCCATTCACCACCAGCATTGACTGCATCCATAAAAGCATCAGGTATATTCACAGCGTTGTGAATGTTAAATGCTTTGCGATTAGGGTCGCCTCCTGTTGGCACACGGATGTTAATAAACTCAACTATGTCAGGGTGACTAATATCCATGTAGGCAGCATAAGAACCTTTGCGAGTCTTGCCCTGCCTGTAAGCAGTCATGTCACTGTCTACTGTTTTAAGGAAAGGAATTGGACTAGGAGCCACGTCACTAACACTGCGAACGCTAGACCAATGACCACCAACTCCACCACCTTTAACGGATAACCATCGTAGTTCTGTCGTGTGTCCGATAAGACCATGCAAGCTATCAGGCACGTAACTAAGAAAACATGAAATAGGTAATCCACGAGCCTTCTCTCCTTGCGCTGGGGCGTTTGATAATATGGGTGAACTGAACATGAACCAGCCTTTACTGGCATAGTCATAGATACGCTGCGCTAACTCGTAATCAGTTTTACAGAAGGCCATCGCTGCACGGGCATAAGCATCTTGAGGGTCTTCCCCCTCACGACAGTAGTAGTCATTGAGAAGGGTATAAGCTTGCTCTGATAGCAAACTGTTACGTGAGTAATCAACCTTGATTGTCATCTATCCAAGCCTCCACTGTGGCCTTATTTTTAAAGCCTATAAGCCTTGAACCATTATCAGTATTGAGCAATGTAGGGACGCTCATGACGCGATATAGAATCGCTGAGTCAGTGTCCTTACCAATATCAATTTCCTCATAACTCACATCTAAATTATCAAGAATTGAAGACACAGTTTTACATGGGCTGCACCCTTTCGTGTGGAACTTTATAATCATCGGTTGTCACCCGAACCCTTCAATGTTCCCCGCTCTTTACGAGAGTTAAGCTTATGCAAATTCATCAATGCAATATGCTCTAAGCTGTAACCAAAATGGCTGGCAAGTAAGGCTGCAAACCAAAGAACATCACCCACTTCTTTCATCAATTCTTCTGGGTCTAAGGGGTTATCACTGCGATAGTATTTAGCGACCTTATCAGCGACTTCACCAGCTTCAGCAGCAAGACCTAGGGACAGGTAAGGCAATGCATTTTCTTTTGGAAAGACGGCTGTCTCAAGGGCAGCTTTTTGATAAAGGTTAAAGCTCATGAGGTCAATCATAGGTTCGTCCTTTTATGTCTTGCCATAGCTCGGCATAGTGAATTATTTTTTTAACATCAGATTCAAACTGACCTTTGTAGGGCGCACGGGTTGCGTACTTCACAATGTTAGCTGCACAAAAGTCGAGTTCATTTAGCATGATGTATTCAATGGGCTGGATTGGATGCACGTAATGGTCACCTCCTTCTTGGCGGGATAGACCTAATTTAATTTTGGTGGTGTCCATAAGATAATATTTCCATCATCAGTGATGTCATTGAATCGTAAAATTCTTGCACATCGGGCTTGGGTTAATGCGTCATATTCAGTCAGGTCAGCCTTCTTATAGGCAGCTACGATAGCTTCCCAGATTGCTACATTACGTAGGTGGAGGTCTGTGGATTGGAGTGACGCTTTGTGGAGGATTTGCTGGGCTTTTACAGGGCCAACTTTTGGACAACCTTTGTAGTTGTCTACAGCATCACCAGTGAGGACTTGGGTGAAGAAAGAGAAGTCAGCATCAGCTTCGCTAATAGTAACCACACCATCTTCTGGGTGGGCAGGGTTAAAGAATCTGCATGGTATGGTCTTGAGGTCTTTGTCCTCAGACACAACGATGGTGTCATTACCATCACTACCCCGAATACCTAGCAAGTCGTCTGCTTCAAAAGGTTCACGAAGCACAGCCTGATACTCATCAATCATCCACTGCTTGAGTGGCTTTAATGTGAGTGGCTTACGCACATCCTTACGATTACCTTTGTAGGATTCTAGTACATCAGTCCGATAGTTCTTTGAACCTGTCAGGTAGAGCTTATAATTTTCAGCACCTGTGTGTTCAAGCATCGAAGCTATCTTCTTCCTGATTAGGTCTTGGCCTTCTGACTCATAGGCATGAAGTGTCCATAAGTCATCATCCCATTTCACTGGGACTTCAGTAGCAGCCGCAGCTTGATAAGCCACGATGTCACCATCAATCAGTAAGGTCGTCATAGACTTCTCCTGCTTCCATATTTCGCCTAGTCACAACCTGAATACCATGCTTAATTGCTACGTTCTGTTCTTGCCAATCAAGGTATGCACCCATTGCAAAGTTAAAAGCTAAGGCTAGTGACACTACTGAAAAGGCTAGACAAACAAGAACCATCATTAAAGTTTCAACCATTGTGTTCTCCTATAAGGGCGTTCCAACTAACAGGGAACTTAGGTTCAATGATGTTGGATACTTCTTGGGCTAGGTCTTGGATTTCTTTTTGAGCATGAGGGTCAGTTCGCTGCTTAACGAAACGTGCAAAGGCAGCTATTGAACCTGTCCAATACCAAGAAACCTCAGTACCTTGGGGTAACATAAATCGAGCTTGTTCAGGACACATACCACCAGCCACAGCAGTCTCGTAGGCTTCTAGGCAAACAGTGTTTACTGTCTGAAATTGACGCTTCCAATGCTTGTTACCAGTGGGATGCATGTCTTCACCACTACCCTGCTTTGCGCTACCTTTAGGAGCTTTCCTGAACTGGTCAGGGATGAAGAAGGTGGGCTTAGAACTGATGTACCTGCGGCTTTCTTCGTTCTCACTGAAGCCAACTTTGTGCTTAAAGCATTGGGTGCGAATAGGCACAGGAGCAGTCATACGCAGAGTCACAGAGGTGTGAGCAAATGGAGTCCAATGACTGTGGTTAGCAAGGTAATTAATTAACTTACAATCCTTATCTTCATCAAACTCTGTGGTGTCTGAAGAGAACGACACACGGGCTGCACGAACAACTGAGGCATCACTGCCCATGCTGTCAATGTATTCAGCTTTCATTCGTCAAACTCCTTTAGTTCTTCGTGGTACATGTCCAAAGCTTTTTTAAATCCTGCCCACTCTTCTACTCCGTAGCTGTAAAGGCATTCCAACAAGTGGCTGTCTTTTTCTATGTAGGTCAGGTATTCACGATTCACTGTTACAGTTTCGTCAGTCATCAGACTGTCCTCTGGTTTCTCGTAGATGCATTAGGCCCATGACAGTGATATGCCACACTCTGCCGAACTCGTCATCACCTACAATACTGGTTGATATAAAACCCTGACACGCACACACAGCTATCCACTCAGCGTTAGTGCGAGAGAATTCACTGCGTGTCGTAAAGGGTGATTGATAGGCACGTCTTAGTACCTCAGTGAGTTTCAGCCCATGAGCTTCCAATGTTGAACTCTCCATCTAATGGACACTTAAAGTTGAACACCTCAGTGACCCGTTGAATTGTTAAGACAGCTATCTCACCAACCTTCTGAGCGATGTCTTCACGAACAGCCACTTGAATCTCATCATGTACCCACGCACAGAGGCAGTAGTCGCCATTCCATCCATGTGTATATCCTTGGGCTTGCATCTCGTTCTCAAATTCCACAAGCCACTGTTTGCAAATGATTGCACCAGCAGATTGGAGTAGTGAGTTAAGAGCAGCATGAGGTGAGCGAATGTGGATGCGCCGACCATCAATTGCCTTGATGAAGCCACGTCCAGCAGCTTTGGTGATAGCCTCACGTAACTGTTTTAAAGCAGGAGTCTTATCAAGAAATGCCTTCTTAATCTTCTTCCCTTCTTTGGCTCCACCACCGACCAGTTCACCAATGAGTTGGTCACCTGCCCCATAATTAAAAGCGTAAATAAAACGCTTTGAATCCTCACGTGTAGGTAGGCCAGCAGCAAGTTGGTTCACAGTGTGGATGTCTCCATCTAAGACGACATCAACGTAAGCCCCATCATCATAGATAGCCATGTAAGCAGCCAAACAGCGAAGCTCCAAGCCAGATGCATCAGCACCCATCAACTTCCAATGTTTAGGAACAGTGAACAACTCACGGCAGTCTTTACCATAAGGTGAACGCATTGAGGGTACTTGAGCCAAGTTCGGATAAGAGTGCGTGGCTCGTCCAGTGACTGCTCCATTCGGGTTCACACTTCCATGAATCTTTCCGTTGGTACAGACCTTGAGCCAGCCTTGCTTGCCTTCTGATACTTGTCCAATACGCTTCTGCAACATGAAGTAAGTAGCCATGTGCTTTGCTTCTGGATAGGGCAGCTTTGATAGAATTGTTTCATCTACTTTAGGCTGTCCATTGTCTGTGAAGACTGAGGGCTTCCAATCATACTTATTGATAAGACGATTGGAGATATGGGCACGTGATGACGGGTTAAAGTTAACAACCTTGATGGCCGTGAAAGAAGCATCCTTTGTTCGGTCAGCTTTGTGTGGGTCTTTGTACTTGCAGCTACGTGCTGGTTTTTTAGTACCTTCAGACACCACCCAAGATGGGAACAAGCTGTAAAGTTCTTGGTAGATTACGTCACGTTGTTCCGCTAGATTGATGTACAGTTCTTGTGCTTTCTTTTCATCAAACACAAACCCATTACACTCCTGCTTCCACATCAGTTCAGCTACAGAATGCTCAAGGTCTAATGCCTGTTGGCTGTAATCTTTGCCCAACACTTTGTTGTATAAATTTACAGTGACACGGACATCTTGCTCACAGTACGTAAGCATTTCTTCCGTGAATTTATCCCAAGCATTATCTTTCTGACCATACTCACCCTTATGCTCTCCAAGCCTGTAACCCCAAGCCTTTAGCGAGTGAGAACCAATTAGCCTGGGGGGCAAAGTTTTCCTGAAATGACTGAAGTCTAAGTCCTTTACGTTTGACCATATAAGGCGTGAACAGACGAGGGTGTCTATGACTTGATTCGGTTTAAAATCAGGGTAGAGTTTCTGGATTGCTGGTATATCAAACTTGATGCCGTTGTGAGCAATCAATGCATCAGCCGACTGAAGAAGAGCGATACCCTCACGTATCTCTTCAGGTTTAAATCTGTAGAGTGTGGTGGTGTCTAAGTCATAGGCAACGATGCAATGGATTGTAGTTAAATGCTCAAGGAAGCCATTGGTTTCAATGTCTATGACGAGGCGCATTAGTTAAGCGTTAAGTCTAGTTCTAACTGAGTTGGCTCACTCATATGGTCACGCCTATCCAACAGGTCAGACATGGTTTTAACAAAGCCTTGAATGGCTGGGGAAACAAGCCCAGTTACTGTTAGCATTTCATAGTTTTCAAGGTCTGCCTGAATCATAGAGTCAGTCATTGTTAGTGTGAAATCATCAAAGGCATCTTCAACTTCTGGATGTAATTTAATATCAAACATAATTAGTCTCTCTCGTTAAAAGGGTGTGGCTAAAGCGGCTGAGTCAAATGGACTAGCCTCGTAGAGCTTTCCTGTTACATGGTTATAGTTAAGTGGGAAGGTCAAACCTGTGGCTTGGCCTGTGTATCTATCTTTCAAGACACGGAAGGTTGTAGTCTGTCGTTCAGTTTCATCTTCAGCTTGCTGGTCACGTTCAAGACCAAACATAAAGTGACACCAGAAGCCGATGGCCCGTGAACCTTTGAAGTGTCTGATTGATACACGGCCACCCTCTTCGTGAGGTTTGCCGATTGGTGTAGCTAAGTGACTCACCATAATGATTATGATGTTCAGTCTTTTGGCTAACTTGGCGATGTCTGATGTGATACGTTCAAGTTCCACACGTTCATCTGTACCTTGGCCAGTAGCCAATGCAGTGAGATGGTCGATGTAGAATATTTCAATACCTTCAGCATGGTGCATGTACTCGATGTTGGACTTAACTACATCCCACTCGCACACACCAAAGCTGTCATACATGCGCAACCTGTCAGACTCAGTGAGTTCGTCTAGTGCATTGCTTCGCTCTTCCTTTGTCCAATCCCCATCAGGGATATGAAACAATTTACCTGCCTGTTTCCCTGCAATTCGTATGGCAGTTTCAGTAGGCATTTGTTCTAGGAAGAAGATGCCAACACGCTGCTCTAAGTCATACATGTCGTAGACTATTTGCTGAGTGAGGAAGTCAGTTTTACCAACTCCCGTACCAGCACCCACGCAGTAGACTTCACCTTTTCGTCTTCCATAGGTTTGCTTGTTCAAGGTATCTAAGTACCAAGACAAGCCCCACTCAACAGGTTTGTCTAACTCTTCACGGATGTCAGCTAAGGACACAATGCCATCAGGTCGGTACACCTTTGCATTCCACATCGCCTCAAGAATCTTACGACTAGCACCAGCCATCAGTGCTTCGTTAGCATCCTTATAACCATTGATGGTAGCGATGAAACATTTACCAGCAGCGAACAGTGGAGCGCAAGCCTTTGCAGCTTTCTCCCCTGCGTCATCTGCATCAAACATCAGGATGACCTCTTCAAAATTATTGAAGTAAGACAGGTTAGCTTTGATTGCTTTAGCTGCCCCTGCTGCTCCATTAGGTAGTGAAACCACAGGCCATTTGTTGTCTTGAATTTGGCTTAATGACATTGCATCAAGTGCGCCTTCAGTGACTACAACCTTCTTCCCTTTTGACCAAAGCTTCGTGCCAAACATTGGTGTCTGACTGAAGTCGCCAAGGATGGGAAACTCTTTGTCTGAGGTTCGCAGTTGTTGTGCTACTAACTTTCCATCTACGTTATGTAATGGACAAATATGTACAGGCTGGCCTCGGTGTGAACCAATCTTGTACCCGAAATGTCGTGCAGTTTCTTCAGAGATACCACGTTGCCGTAGCGCACTGATTTCACCTGTTATTAAATCACTAGCCATACGAGTCCTTGGAGTTTGAGGTTTGTATTCGCCATCATCATCAGGCCACTCAAGTCGAGCGCAGTCAGGCGTAAAGCAATAAGCTCGGCCTGATGCGTATCGGGTTAGGTTGTTGCGGGAACCACAATCTGGGCAGGGTTCACGCCCCACCACGGGACTGTCATCATGTTCCCGCATGGTCAGTGGACTAAGCTGTATTCAGCGTACTGAGTTTTGTTCACGCCATCTTTCATGGTCGTGTTGACTTGAATACCGCTCTTTCTCAAGGTGAAAACCACAGCAGCAAGCCGTGTGATTCCGTACAAGCCTATCGCTTCAATTGAAGTTAACTTGCGGTTGTTGTTCAGGTGATTAATTACTGTATTTGTTTGGGTCATAATTTTTTCTCTCTCAGTTATTGAGTTCATAAGAATGAAACGCCCTCAGAATTGAAGGCGTTGATTTAGGTCTGGCAATAATGCAATTTAATTATTTTCATTAGCCCACCAGCTCTTCACATCGAAGGCTGGACAGGCTTTAGAAACTTTAGGTAAATCACGATGGCCAAGAACTTCAGCGTCTGGATATAACTCCGTCAGCCTTTCAACGAGTGCTTTAAGAGTCACCCATTGTTCGTCCGTAAAATTGTCTTCTGGTAAGTTCACGTCATTTTCAGTAACGCCACCGACCATTGCGATGCTTATAGAAATAGAGTTAAAGCCACGGGCATGTGCGCCCACTTTGTCTGGATGACGGCCTTCTTCAAGCACACCATCACGTTTAATAATGTGGTGGTAACCCACACCAAAAAATCCTCGATGGCGATGCCATGCGTCTATTTCAGTTCGCCCAACATCTGTCATGCTAGGGCGTGTTGCGGTGCAGTGAATGACTATTAATTCTGTTTTGCTTCGATTAGCCATTGATGTGGTATCGACTCCTTTGCGAACAGGAACCCGTGTTTCTCACACCACATTGCATATGTAGTGCGTGAAGATTTAGAGATTCGCTGCTTGGGGTTGGAGAACACGAACCTGATGTCTAAATCAGGATGTTGTTCTTTGATTAGGATGTGCTTCTGGCGGTCAGCCACCATGAAGCGTCCTTTGGTTTCAATAAAGATGTTGCCTATCTTAAAGTCAGGCGTGTAGACGCTGAGGCGAGAAGGTTTTGTGTACTTAATCTTCTCTTCCTCGTAGGTATAAGGGATGCCTTGAGCTTGTAACTCTTTAGCTACCCGTACTTCTAATCCACTTCTAAACCCGTACTTCAGACCAACGTCTTTAGAATGGGAAGGCTTCATTCACCTGCCCCGCTTCTTCTGAAAAGCCTTGGGCATCTGGAGCTACTACTTGGGCTTCATGCTCATAACCATTTTCGTCTTCAAACAAGCTAGTGGCATCGCTATTCCCAGCCAATGCTTCAATGACTTGGACGGAACGTAACCTCAGTGATAACCCTGCACCAGCAAGAGATGTGTAGTACGGAATGACTTGAAAGCCAACACGCACAAGTGAGCCATTCCATAGTGGAATCTCCGAAGTGATGGGGTTACGTTTTGCATCAACGACCAATGGTTTCTGGTCAAACTTGTCACCCTTTTGGGTGGTTACTTTTGCTTTAAGCTTGAGCTTAATAGTGACATCACCAGTTTCTTGGTTAACGACATAAGGGTCAGTAACACGAAGCTTGTCTCGCGCCTTTCCAGTTTCAGCTAGTGCTGACTTAATGGCTAACTCATGGGCTGCATCTAACATCGACATGATGTCAGTAGCGTCTGCGTTATCCATGATTAGCTTAGTTCCAAATTCACCATCTACATTAAACTTTGTATCTGGCTTCCATAACTTAGCCCATTCAGTCCGACCTTTTGGTGAGATGTGCATAGGTAGTTTGTTAGTTTTCTTCTTTACTTGGGTCATATAATTTCCTATATGTCAGGTGCGTAAATACGCTATTAGTTAATGTGCTTTTCGATGAACTCATCGAGGATTACGCCCTGCGAAATAAGCTTGGCGGCTAGGTCAAGAGGCAATGGTTCACCTGCTTGTAGAAGGCGAGCAGCTAGTGCTTGCTCTGCGGTAAGGTCTTTAATAATTAATCTCCATATACAAGAAACCCCTCGGAATTGAGGGGCTTGATTAGGGTTTGAGTTTGGTGTCCTTCTAATGCAATTTAATTATTTGCAAAGTGAGAACTGTTGTTACTAGACAACATTAATGTCGTACGACAACTATTAGGCAAAAGAATAACGGGACTCAAGTGAGTCAGTTAATACCAAGTTGCCTTTGGCTGGAGGTAGAGCAAAGTCATCCATGTCTTCAGGTAAAAGCTGCGCCCTTAACTCTAGGTAAAGTGCGTGAACCACATCACTGTTAGAGTACATTTCAACCATAGCCTCACGAATGATTCCACCAAAGCGTCCAGTGTCTGCACAGTGCGTCCCAAATGAATCATGGATAAGCATGAAGTCATCTATCCCCTCTTCCTTAGCCCTCGCTACTGCCAGCATCAGATGGCTAGAATCAAGCGAATGAACATAATTCGGACTCATGCCTTGAGCAGATTTACGACTGCAAATTTGGTCAAGTGGTGAGTTACTGTTCATGTACACAATCGTGCCATTGATACTGGTGCGAACCCTGCGAGTCTCCATGTTGTAATACGACTGAAGGACAGGTAAACCTAGAGGTGTAGTCCAACGCACAGGCATAGTTTGTTTAGAACCATCTCGCATGACGAACTTAGTCTTGGCGACCTTACTTGCAGCTTGTGTTAGCCACTCCATCAACTGAGCAGGGCGTTTCACTGTATCAACTATCGCATCCCAAAGAAGCCGAGCTATGTAGCTAGAAGCACGATAACCACCATCATAAGAGAATGGAAAATCCTGGCCTGTTCTGGCACATTCTTTTTTAGCTTTCTTCATGACAGTCTCTTGGATTTGAGTCTTGAAACCATATTGCTTTGAGCCATAGCTGTAAGTCATTGTTGAAGTTTTGGCCTCTTTACGCCCGAACCCATACTTCAACCATTCTAAGGCCAACTCAGTGTAGCAAGGCACACGCACACCCATGTTATTGAGGACAGGTTCACCCCAATGTTCAAATGACTTCTGTGAGTCCTCCACTAGGCGAGCTGTAACCTTGTCTGCCACGATTTGATAGACATCTTGTGGCACATCATTGGGAAGGATGTTGACACTTCTAGCAGTCGTTTTGCAGTTCATAGCCATAGCTAAATGCTGAAGACCTGAACACGACCCATCAAGTGATGCAGCAATGTGAGACACGAATGAATCCCCTTGTTCTAGGAATCCTTTCCACTCAATTGCAGCAGCCATAAATAGGAACGGCTTGTCAGCTTCTGCCCACCTGCGGTTTTCCCAAGGGTTTTCTACGCAGTCTAGTATCCAATCTTCATTGTCCATGACCCATTGAACACGCTCTTCAAATGTAGCCTTAGACATCTTGTCAAAATCTCCTACGTTACATAATTGAGTGGCCAGCCATTTCCATCCATCCTTGCCCAAGGCTTTACCCTTAGCAAACTGTAAGCTGGCTTTCATTTCATCTGGCCCTAAACAGTTATAAGAGGACACACTATAAACACGACCTCTGAAATCTAACTGCATCCCAAAGTAAAACTCATCGTACTGACTAAACTCTGTTGCTGTGTCCACCAGCGAAACGTAAGCAAAGCGTTTAGACATTTCCTCACGATTAGCTATGCGAACAAGGTTTCGTTCTTGAGCATAGGCAGCACGTTCTTCTATAGAAGCGTTGTCGTAGTCCTCAAGCTTTGCTGGCTCTTCTTGATTGTGACGTGAAGGGATAGAAGGACACCAATCAATTCCCGCTTCCCACATCTCTGTAAGAAGTTTGAGTATTGGTTTATTGACTGACCAAGCAGTCCCCTGCATAGCGTTTACTGAGTACAAAACTACATCCATGTCAGCGTGTTTCAGTTCATCAAAGTAAGCCCTGTTGCTGGACTTAACCAACTTCACTGGGCGGTTATGACGGGTGTAGTAAACACCATCGGTCAAGTTCTCATAAGTCCAATCTCTGGGACGAATAACAAGGGGCTTATACACTGGTGTGGTTAGGCCAGCTTTATCGCTGCGCCTTGTAATCCATTCCAGTGTTTCATCTGTCGCCATTAAGCGTTTAACCTTGTTGTTCTTGCCAGCAGACTCAGTGACAATCTTTACTAGACCTACAGTTTCCATCAGTATTGTTAGTAACGCTGAACCTACGTGAATGGTGGTATTACCATCCCAATCTTGCCAGTGTGAGATTTTACGTTTAGAGGCTGCATCTTTCATACCGCTCATCAACGTGTCTCGCTTCGCCCAACCAATTCGCTTGTTCGCTGCGTCAACTAATCGTTGGTGCAAAGCCTTATCTTCTTCCCTGACCATAGCCAAACGAAATTCATCTTCTACATGACCTGCTGCTGCTCTTTGGACATTCTGTAAAGTGAATGTCTTTGATGAAATACCATTGATGACGGACTTCATAAACACATAAGCAATCACCTCAGCATCGCCACCCTTTAGAATTTTATGGACACGTGAACCTCTTCCAGCAGTGACAGGTTGGTCAAACCATTCTTGGACACCAACAGCAAATCTATGAAGACCCTCAACCATTAAAGTGTGACCATATTCTGTTCCTGACTCACCTCTAGTTTGTTGGTTTTTGTTGATGCTGCGTTTCATTTTTTCAATACCTTCAGTCCTCATAGTCATCTCTATGTTTAGCTGTGTATCAAATAATGTATTGTCATCATTGATGATGGATGTAGAGTTATCTTGTGACATTTGTCACTCCTATTTTAAGGTTTTATAGTTACCTAGAGACAAACTTATAGGCACAGCTTCGCTGGTCTGCCGATTCTCGTAGGCTATAATGCAATTTAATTATTGGTCACTAACTGCGGGGGTTTATGTCTGGTTCATAGGCTCTCCTAAGATGCGTTTATATAGATGTCGAAAGACAACTAATTATACAGGTTGAAATAAACTTTGCGCACTACTAAATAACCAAAAAATCAGCCAGTCAGTCTTGACAAGGTGCTAGGCTAGACAGCCCGTGAGTCTCCGAGTGGAAACCTATTTGTTCTTTTTTTGTAATCAACACATATGCTTTTGATTGAGAAAATATGGGATTGACAGCAAACCTAGACAGGCTCTGGATATGGTAAGTGAGTGGCAAGAGGCACGTCTATTGACATGCCGATGTGCCAAAGGGACATACCGACTTCCCAGTGACCCGAAAAGTAAACTTTCCTATAAGGTACTTAAAAGAATTTATGCCTTAGCAAGAGGGCCGACAATGGGAATAGAAGGCTTACCTATTGTGATAGTGCAACCTTTGGTCAAAGCTTTGATTAGCTATAGTGCTACAGTTGGATTTCGGTGGGGTAGTGTGTAAGGGTACGCTAATTGAAAATCAGACATTATGTGTCCTGATTCTTTGCACGATTCTTTGCACAGTCCTGAAATGAAGGACAGGGGAAGGGTTAAATTTTAGGCAAAAAAAAGACCTGCTTTTCAGCAAGTCTTTGTTTAAGAGTGGCTTTTAGCCCTCATTTGAAACTCATTTGCATCACTGCAACACACTCTAAAATGGCGCGCCCGAGAGGATTCGAACCTTATTCGGTCGCTATCGTAGAGATGGTCACCCTGATGTCACTGGGTTTCCCGTGAGGTTAAGCATCTAGCCAACCCTTACTTCAGCAAAACTTTGCACGGCACTTTGCACGGCTTTTTGCTCGTTATTTGAAAACATTTGGAAGCTTAATGCTCCTTCCTCACGTTGTCCTGTCATACCTGATAGAGCGTCTATAGCATCAAACTTGGCGTTATCAGTTGCCTTGGCATACTGCGCTGTTTGGTTGATGTTAGTGTGTCCCATCAGTTCCTGTACTACCTTGAGGTTCACCTTCAACTCACATAGTCGGGTTGCGAATGTGTGTCTGATACCATACCACACCTCATCTTCGCCCCATCCCATTGTGGGTCGGACTACCTCTTGCCAGAACCTGTTGCAATGCCATTTGTAGTCTAGGCGGTGGAATAAGTATTCGTCCCGTTCTAGGCCACTTGCGCGCCTCCAGAGAACCTCAAGCGCATCACCAGTAATCGGTATGCTTCGCTTCCTGTTCGTCTTAGAGAAGGCTTTTGGCACTTCCAATATAGTGTTGCCACTAGAGTCCTGACGTATCCAACTTCGCTGGATATTCCGTGCTTCCATCCACGGCCTCATACCTGTACTAAATAGAACCTTAGTAAAGTCCTTCAGCAAGGTGTTGATGTCCGTATCGTGAAAGTGGATTAGGTCACAAAGTTCAAGCAACTTTTGCTCTTCAACGTGTGTGTAATACCTGAGCCTAGCTTCACCCTTTGGCTCCCACTTTATTGCTGGCATTTTCGCTATAACATTATGACGAAATGCTAACTTCAATATTGGTGAAACGAGTCCTAGCTTATTATTAATAGTGGAACCACTGTTGCCTTTAACAGACTTCAGAAATGTCACGTATTCATCTATATGCTTGGTCGTTATCTTGTCCACGCGAGTCAACTTCAATTCGTCATGAACAAAGGATGAAAAACACACCCAATACTGATTTATCTTCTTTCCATAATCCTTGGATAAAGATGCCCACTGATGCTTCCAAGTTTCATCGTATGCGTTTTGCAAACTATAAATGCTTGGCCCTGAGTTAGCCTTTTCTTGCTTCTCTGGGTTAAGCCCAAGGTGCATATCCGATTTAGCTTTTGCCAGTACACTTCTAGCTTTCACTATGTCGTGTCCTTCAACAAAAGTATCAAACGGCACACCTTTTACAGTGACCTTTACTTGGTATCCTGAAGGCAACATATAGATGCCCCGTTCTACCTTCTTCCTAGCCATAAGTCCTCTCTTAAAGGCCCTTGCACTAGCCTAGCTTACGCCTGAAATGGCTCCGCTATTGTTATGGCCAAGTGTTGGCCTTACTTCAGTTATGACCGCATTTTAAACCCTGCGGTCTTTGGGTTTTTAATGAACCTGTGGCAGTGGGTTTTCTAAACTCATTAACTTTGAAGGCTGCCTTCCTGTCAATTCTGTCCAAACTTCTGCATTAGATATAATAAGGGCTTTCAGACTAGCTGGGTCAACATCTTCCTGCTCCCATAAGAAGTCACAAAATCCCCGTGTGTCCATAGGGTCTTCAAAATGAGTATCGGAAACGCCATCTTCATCACCATGAAAATAAGTCATAAGATGAAGAGGCCCAAACTTAGTCACTAACCTGTTACAAGTCGTGTCTATAAATACTTCAGTCCCATAGTAGTCAATAAGAATCTCAGCACCTATCATGTCCATGCTTCCATCCTTCTTAATCGTGCACTCTTCTGTAAAGAAGTTAATTGCCATAATTTTCTCTGACAAGTAGTCGTCAAAGCGTATAGATTCACCAATCCTATCTTTAATCTCAGGGTAGGCATATTCGCCATCCTCTTCTTCAACCATATCTTCGGTAATCAAAATACCTTCACTAAGGTCAGAGGCAACCATTTGCAGCACTGCCCCAAGGCTTGCTTCTTTTGCAGCAAGTTCTTCAGGTGTATATTCCTTTTCATCCGACCAAGGTGCATCGGTATAGTCAGGAGTTATATCTTCTACGTCATTCATATAATCACCTGCTGTTGTAAATTTAATATCGCTCATTTTGCTAAGTCCTTTAGTCAGTTCAATTACCCAAAATACCCAACGATTCTCTCGGCCATCTTCTTACCTTTTGCAGTCAACACCGCAGTTTTACTTCTGGTATCGGTGGTGGAGTCGCCCTTAATGAGTTTTATAAATCCCAATGGCGGTTTGTTCTTACGTCTGGCTTTATCATCAACATCTAGCGTGGACAGGCAACGGCTCACTGTAGGGCGTGAAAGGTTTAAACCCTTTGCTATTTCAGCACCCGTGACATTTTCTCTACGCATTACAAATATCAGCACCCTAATTTGGGCTATTGATAATTCTTCGGTTTCTTCTGAAATGTCACTGAGTGAGTCATTGATACCCTTCATTACCCTTTGAAAGCGTCCGTAGTCGCTATCTGCATTGTCCATTATTCCATTCCCCTAAGCTTGGGGCATTTAAAACCTAATCATGGTAACCATCCCATGACTTGTAATATGCCCACTTTTCCTTCCCGTGACTGTCGTTTAACCTAATGTAAAACTCACGGCTGTTTAAGTTAATTTCACTGCGACTAACTACTAAATAAGCTGTCGTCACCACTACACTAATAATACCTATAACCATCTAAAAGTCCTCAGATGAGAGTTCTCTTAGCCAACCCTTTTGGGGCTGACTCTTATATTACCATACGACACCAATATTATGGAACACTGTTAATACAGCCAGTACATAAATTATCGTGCGTTTCTGGATAACTTGATTGAAATATAGGCATTTGGTCAGATAAAATCAACTATTAAATCACCAAAAAACTAGCCAGTGGGTCTTGACAAGGTGCTAGGCTAGACAGGCTGCACTTCTCCAACTATAAATAAGTTTGTTCTTTTTTTGTAACTTAGCCAATATTTGCCATTTTACTCACCAGCTATGGTCATAAAATACACTTGGTAAGTGTAACTTTCGATTTTAAGGCGTCAAAAATGACTTGTAAGGACATTTCATAGATACCCATATAAACCTTAAACGCAAATTTAATTACCTTATACGCAAGTGTATGTCCTCATATACGATAGTGTTAATGCATGAATACGGATTTTTATTGACCTTAAAAGACAAAAGCTAATGCAGATTTTATGAGCCTTTAGAGGTCAAGGTACACTTGTTATTTACTCAGTTACACTTAAAACAATGGCCCACAAAAAAGGGGCTAAATGCCCCCTTATTAATTTTGTCTTATGGCAACTATTAGTAACCAAAAAGCTCCTCGCACATGCTGTCTAATTCCATTTCATCGGTGTGGTAGGACTCCACGTAAGATTGACCCCACCAATGACCAGCGACCTGTTGGGTTCTGGTATTGATGGTGATGTTAGGGCCACCGAATGCAACCAGTATGCTAGCCCCTAGATAGTCCTTCTTACCGCTCACAGTGTATTCAACATCTAAGGCATCTTTGATGTAGTCCCAAGCTCCAAGGGTGTCACCCGCTTCGTACTGGCCTTCATCGTAATAGCCATCATCAATATCTTGCTGGGTTACGGGAATCCCGTTTTCAATGTCTTTGATGATTGATAAAACTTGGTCTTTTAATCTGTTGTCTGTAGTGCTCATAATAGTTCCTTTTGGTTGTCTGGGTGGGTGGTATTCCCCCCAGGCGAATTGAGTGATTTATAGGACTTGATTATCTAGTTCTGCGGCCATCTGAGAAGAGACACCCTCCATGCGGTGTTGGTCTGCGATGTACTCAAGCCACCCTTCACCTAGATTGTGAAAGTAGTCAGTAACACGCATGAACATGCGCCCATCATCAGAAAGATGGATGCTGGTATTAAGCTTCTTTGATTTGATTATTTTCATCTTTACTACCTCGGTTTGTTGGTTGTTGGTTTACTCAGTGACCCTCGCTAGAAGGCCACCTGATAAGCCTTAGATTCCTTTGGCATAGTCCATTAAGCGTTTGATGTGGGCTTCCCTAGCCTTACCCTTTAAGCCCTTGATGTTGCCCATCCATACAGCCACATCAGAACCGCTTGGACTGACACCACACCAAATCCCGCGACTGTGTGGGTCACGGCTTTCCCCTGCTCTTATCCACTGGCCAACAGGTAAAGCCCTGCGCTCTTCTTGACTTAGCTTCCAGATGTTTAAGGTCTTTTGATATTTCATAATTAATACCCCAGCCATGACAAAACGTCAGAGGCTTCATAGTGTGAGTAGTTGCCCATATCGGTGAAGAATTCTTCATGGGAAGAAGGCAAGTCCAAGCCGTGTTTAGCCAGTTCTTGCAAGGCCCGTTTTTGGGTGATGATGATGCCTTCGGCTGATTCTGAATAAGTCATAATGATTCCTTGGTTATAGGTATAAAGGTGACAAACAAATAGCCATTAGAAGACCAGTAAAAGTAATCACTGCTAGGGCTACGATATAGTCAGGGGTTTCAACATAGTGGGGCTGGGTTTTGATAGTTGGACGCTCGCCTTTAAGTGAACGAAGCTGGTCATCTGTTAACTTGCTTAGGATTGAATACTTCATGGTCTGTACTTCCTTTGGTTGGTTTACTTGGTTTGTGGTAGAAGCCTTCGGGGAATGAAAGCCGCTACACCAAAACAACTATTAATAGATGCCATACCCGTGAAGCTGAACATGCTGAATCTCAAGCTTTGTCCAATCTTCATCTGGGAGCTTGTGAAGGTTTCTAGCCATCTTGTCCCAAGCGTCATAAGCTAAAGGACTGTCTAAGTTGTCGAAGTGATGCCACAGGCAGTTCTGCTCACAGACTGCATTTAGTGCGCTTTGGTCGGCTGGGTTTCTGGTTGTATAAGCTTTCATTGTGTTGCCTCTTTGGTTGCTCGATATAGTTACCGAGTGGCAACTATTAGATATATATAGTTGTCGTTGTGCAACTATTATTTGATGTTTAAGTGAAAATAAATGATAGATGCCCAGTTTGTATGGGTTTCGGCTGGGTGTCTTTTGGTTGTCTCTGGGTAACTTTAGGAGTCAAAAAAACAAAAACAGCTTTTTGCCCCCTCTTACTGGAATTAAAACAGGCTGACTAAATGGCTAATAGAAGGTCAACACGGCCCCGCGCGTCATGCATTAAAAGAAGAGCTGATATACCTCTCGGTCAGGGCTATAAATAGGGGCATACAGGCGGTCGTGCAAAGTATCGTGCAAGGATTAAACAAGACGACCCCCCGCCCCCACATTTTGCCAATCGGGCCTGTGTCGGGTGGGCCACGGGGGTAAACGCTTTTGTCCTTATCCGATATAGCGGCACAGATTTTTGTGACAAATTATTCCCAGAGAACCTTCAGAAAACCAATAGAAATAGAAAGGTATGACCAACGAAGTTCTGGAGAACCCCGTGGCCAAGTAGAGTCATTAGTTGGACTGACCCTTTGGTTAGCTTACCATTGTCTTTGAGCTATTCCTTACATTAGTCACCTGTAAGTAGTCTTATTAGTTATAAACTGATGGTCATGATGTATGGGTCAAGAGCAAGCTACCCTATAGTTATCTATAGGTGTTGCTTATATCTGTCATCCCTATAATGCAATTATATTATTGGCATTTAAAACCATCTATCACCCGCACTTTTATAGACACCTGTAGCACTGTCAATGAACCTCTGAATCTCTCCATTAAAAGCCTCAAGCTTCTGTTCAGCAGCCATAGATTCAGCATCAGTATCCATCTGTTCAGTCCAGTAATTAACTGCCATTGATAGGGCTTCTAATCGGTCATCATGGACAATTGCACCTCTATCTTTAGTCAGCCTAGTCATCTGATAGAAGAGGCTATATGAAGGTTCTGGTGCGCTGTCGTAGTCTTCCTTAATCAGCTTCTCATCAATGATAAGTCGGTGCTGCATCATCACAGGTTCAAGCGTATCAATGATACGGACTTCTTTCTGTGTGTTATGTCTGACTTCTTCTATGGACACTGGGTAAGTCTTATTGATAAATGGTGCTAGTAGCTTGGAGAACATTCCGTCACCGAAGTTACTCTCCACCACAATCATGTTGACCTTCTCAATCTTCGCAAGGTTGGCAAGCTTTTGTAGAGTAAGGTCATCATAGCCACCCTTAAAGCCACCACATTGGGAAGCGTATAGGTAACCATTTAACATCTTCACAACAGCATAGGCTGTCTCGTCTTTACCACGACCTGAAGGGTCTATGGCAAGGACAGCACCAGTGAACTCATACATCTCGTCAGAGAACCACATGGGCCTGTAGAACTTGTCACCAGTGAAGCCCACAACAGGAACTTCTTGGACAATCTGAGCAGGGCCAGAAGCCCACGCTAAGTCAGCCCAACCCTTCCTAGGATTGAGTGCAGCGACACATAGGTCACTGAGTTTTAATGGGTACTTATCAGCATCAGATAGCGTAGTGTCCAGCATGAATTGCAGAGCAAAACCTGCCTTTCCATAGGATGCCTCACGCTCCATTAAATCAACCTTAGTGAATCTATCAGGCTCTGTAGGTAACCCCTCCTGAGAGGTTCTGTGAAGCTCTATGAAGGGTGCTAATCTTCCTTGATACATTGTAGATTGTTTGTCCGTAGGGTAGCGAGAAGGCCATATACGTATCTCGTAGCCCCTTTCTGGTAGCAGGTTGTAGATGGACATTTCAGTCTGAGGTGTACCTAGGTAAATAACACGTCCATTGGGCTTTAAAATAGCATCAAATTCTTTGATTGCTTCAGACAATTTGTCACGCATGGTCTGGGTTGCAGAGTTGTTTGTAACTTCCACGTCATCAGCAATTATTGTGTTAGCACGGGAGCCTGTAAGCTGCCCTGAGATACCTACAGATTTAACTGAAGGAGAGTGGTCAGGCATGGCAGGGCCAACATCAAATGCGATGACTGAATCACGCTGACCATTCTTGGTACGAAGGTGTGAAAGTAGCTCAATCTCATTGATAAGACGCTTGGTAAAGGTTGAGAAAGCATCTGCACGTTCTTTAGATGCAGACACCACCAGAATCTTGTGTTGAGGGTCACAATACAGGAGCCACACCACGTATGCGGAGGTTATCCATGACTTACCTACCCCACGAAAGGCTTCAATGACACAACGCCTTGGGCCTACCTGAAGATAGTTACCCATGTCGTATTGAATGGGTGTTGGGTCTGGTAAATTGAGGGTCTTCCAAACGATGTATAGGAACTTTCTGAAGTCTTTCGTGATGGGGTCATTTGCTACCAACGTAGTAGTGGGTTTAGCCATGAGTTACCTAGTGATTTAGTGGTAGTTCGTCTTCATCAAAGTCGGGAAGAGCGTGTATAAGATTGTCCAGAGGGTTACCTTGAGTCGGTACTCCGTCTATGCCGTTATCTTTAAGAAACTGACGAGCTACATTGAAGATACTAGCGGTAGCTTCACCAGTTTGGACTTGTCCAAGTAACTGGGTGGCTAATTCTTCATGAAGGTCAGCCATGATTTGGTCTAAACGCTGAGTGTTCATTTAGTTAGTCCTTTTGTTTTCTCATAGGAGCGTAAACCGCCTAGACCTAGGAGAGACATTACGAGTGTTGTGAGTTCTGCGGATGCGATTGCAGGAAGTTCTGCGGGTAGTGCAAAGTAGGCGTTAATGAGTCCAGCAAATGGAAGGATAAGGAACTGGTAAAACAAACCAATAGCGCATACCCATCCAATTGCTGGCCTCCAACCTGCAACGAACACGGAGCTATGTTTTGCACCTTCGATGTTTGCCATCGCTTGTAAGTTGTGAGGTTTTTGGAGTTGTTCTGTCAGCTTCAAACGAGCATTTGCTCGCTCTTCATCTGAAGTGAATAAATCATCAAGGCCATCCATTACACTCCCTGCAATCCCCGCAAAGGGGTTGAGAGATGACATATAATAAATCCTGGCTTGTTAAGTTCCCATCCATCTGGACAGGACTGATGTACCAACACCACCAAGACCAATTGAAAGAAGCATAGCTCCAGCAAGGAATCCCTTGCCTTTGACTAACTGTTTTTCTAGGTCGTTAATGCGGTTGGATAAGATTACTGTGGTTTCGTTTAAAGATTTGACTTGGGTGGTTAGTGTCTCAACGAGTGTCACAAACCTACCAGCGTCATATTCCGACATGGAATTCATGTGATACCCTTTATGTAGATTGCTATTCCAAACAATATTCCCATTCCTACAACTAAGCAGATGCCTATGTTTATTGCTAACGCAATATCCGATTGTAGTTTGTTGTTTCGCCTAATCTTAGCGTTGATTTTTTCCTGTTCTGCTTCCCTACGCTCTCTGTGCCACTCTGCTTCGAATTTTACAAAATCACTCCAGCCATTTAGTCTCGATTTTTTTAAGTGGTGTTCTAGCGTTTCACGCTGGATTCGTAGCTGCTCGTTATATTGGAAGCATTCTAGTGGAGTCCCTCGGCTGCTGGCATCTCCAGCTTTTTCTTTTACAGTCTGAGTTGCGCTTAGGTAGTCATTTACTTCTGCTCCTAAATCCCACAATGAGCGTCCATGCGATAGAGCTGTCGATAGTGTCTTCCAGACAGCATTTGCAGCGGCAATTTCCATTAGCATAGCCAATACCTCCTGCTATATTCTTGGGTTTCGTAGGGTTCTTTTGATGGTTGTACTACTAGATATTCGATTGGCTTCTCTGCCACCACTGGCTCTATCAGGAGAGCCTTCCCCTCTGGGAGAAGGGAAGTGCTTTGGTGTACTAAAGGAAGCCCTGTTGGGCTAGACCACACTTTAAATAGACTGCATGTTTCTAACACAAAAAGCCGTAGAAGTTTTGTTGTCTTCTACTTTTACTACTGAGTACCCAACCATTGGGCTAGTTACTAAACTGTAACCTCTCATCTTACCTATTCGTAACAATTCATATCTACAGCTATCAAGCGAGTTGTAGCTGGATACTATTATAGGGACTTGAGGTTCAGAATTAGATAACATTGTTGCCAATATTATTGACCACATCTACTTCTTCTTTGGTTTCTTTGTAGGTTTTGCTGGGGGACGGCCCTTAGTTGAGCCGTATGTACCTTTGCCTTGTGGCATAATTATTCTCCTTATTAAATGATAGCTGACCTAGCGGTTGCCCTAGCTAAAGTTATCGCTTCTGGCACTGCTTCTGCTGTTTCTGCATGACGAGTGATGTACCAATCGGTGCTGTTTAGGTAGGCTTGGCTGGTTGCGTTTAATTCTG